GAACTTGATGTTCAGATGATCGTGTACGGCTACAATGCATTTACTGCTAACCGTTATCCAAACGCTTTCGCTCTCGTTGGCGGAACTGGATTGGTAACACCAACCTTCTAAAGCCGATAACTTCATTTCGGATTAGAGTTGAAAGACCGCCAGCACCTTGAACGGTGTTGGCGGTCTTTCTTTTTCTACCGTGTATGATCAACAACTATGAATAAACAAATAGAAGCACTACTCGTTGAGCGTGAAGGATATGTTCGCAGAGGATTGAAGGATCGTGTCGCTGCAGTTGATTCTGTACTCAATGCACTTGGATATAAATCAAAATCATCTGAGATTGAAACGGCATCCGTTGAACTAGCAACAGAGCGCACTGTTCGTAAGGCTGCACCAAAGCGTAAGGCGTAATCAATGGCAATCGTTAATGGTTATTGCACACTCGCTGAAGTGAAATCAGCCCTTCGCCTGACAGACAATGTGGACGATGGACTATTAGAGAAGGCTATTGAGTCTGCGTCTAGGCGTATTGATGGTTACTGTGGGAGATTCTTTTACAAGACTTCATCTACATCAATCAATATCTATCCGATCAACGAATATCTGTTGAGGATGCCAGAGGATCTAGCAACTTCCACTGTCACTATCAAGATTGATACAACAGCGAATGGAACTTATGCAACGACACTCACACAGGGTGTTGATTACATCCTTGAACCTACTAACGCTGCACTTCGTGGCTACCCGTATGTTCATGCCCGTATGGTTGGTGGTGCAACCTTCCCTCTATATGTAACACCTTCGTTCCCTACAGTTCAGGTCACAGCGCAATGGGGTTGGAACGCTGTTCCATCTGATGTGTCTCAGGCTTGCGTGTTGCTTTCTATGAGACAGTTTGCAAGGCTTAACGCTGCGCTAGGTGTAGTTGGTTTCGCTGACATGGCTTTACAGGTTCGTGCTGTTGATCCTGATGTGCGAGATCTGCTCAATCAGTATGTGGCGTTCGGGGTTCTCTGATGCCAGCAACTGTTTCCCAAGTTGCTGAAGGATTGAAAACACGCCTCGCAACTATTTCTGGGCTACGCACTTTCTCATATCAGCCTGAACAGGAAAACCCTCCGTTCGCATACCCAGAGATCAACAGCATTAACTATCACCGTGCGTATGGTGGTGGCGATGTTGTAATGGACTGGACTATATATGTGATCGTGGGTCGCTACCTTGACCGCACAGCACACGCATCGTTAGATGATTATCTTTCATACTCTGGGGCTAAGAGTGTTCGTGCAGCGATTGAAGGTGATCCGATTCTTGGTGGCATATGTCAAAGTCTCATAGTACGATCGGGTGCAGACATAACGAGTCTGGATGCTAACGGCGCACAGTTTTTAGTTATTCAAATGCAAGTGGAAGTCCACGGATAGGAAATAGAACATGGCAAGTTACAAAGTGTTGAGCGACAATTTTTCTGTTGGTAAGCAGGGTGAAGTGCTGGACAGTGCGCTATTGGATGGGTGTAACATTGGGGCGTTGGTTGAGGCAGGTCATCTTGCTGAGATCAGTGCGAAAAACAAAAAAGAAATCACGGAAGAAACGGAAAAATAATCATGCCTGCAATCGTTCTCACAAATGCTGATATCACAGTCAATGGTGTAGTTCTTTCCGATAGAGCAAACTCGGTTGAACTCAACTACGAAGTGGAATCAGTTGAAGTAACTGCGTTCGGAACGAACCGTTCATTCGTTGGTGGTTTGCAAAACAACACGATTACGATTGAGTTCATGCAGGATTTTGCTGCAACAGAAACCGAAGCAACGATTTATCCGTTGGTCGGACAACAGACAACTGTTACTGTTCGCCCAGGTGCGCAAGCAACTAGCGTAACGAACCCTTTATACACTGTCACGGGAACTTATCTCGCTAGTCACACACCAGTGTCGGCAGCCGTTGGTGAATTGGCAATGACTTCATTGACATTCACTGGCGGAACTATTGTCAAAACAACTGCGTAATCAATAACAAAAACAATTAGAAGGAGATTGCAGTGAAAATTGCATTAATGGTTGAGTTCAATGACGGCACGAAGTCTGATGTAGATGCAGTGTTCGCTGACTTTGTTGCGTTTGAGCGCACATGGTCACGAAGTGTTGCTCGCTTTGAGACTGAGATTCGTTTAACCGATCTCGCATGGCTCGCTTGGCATAGTGAGACACGCACACGCAAAACAAGTCTGAAGTTTGACCCAGATTGGATTAACACTGTCACTACGGTTGAGATCCGTGAGGAAGTAGAAACCCCAAAAGCCGACTAGGTGACGACTCCGCACATTGGATCGTTGCCTATCTTGCTTGCGAAACAGGTATCGCACCTTCAGTGTTACTGGATGAGGGTGATGTAATGATTCAAGCCATGCTGGATTATCTGACTAAGAGAACAGAACGGGCTAATCGCAGACGGTAGTAGTATCGGCATACTATGGCGATGAAAATAGATGTATATGGGGTGAGAGAGACGCTCGCAGAGTTGCGTAAGTATGAACGCACTGCATATATTGTCATTGAGAAAGACTTGAAAACATCTGCAAAACCTGCAGCGGACGCTGTTGGTCGTGAGTTCCCTGATGAACCTTTAATGAATTGGCATACATCTGGGGGTCGTAAAGGCAAATCACGAATGCCTGAATATAACGGGAGTTCAGCAAAGAACAAGGTTCGTGTTGCTGTCTCTACTAAGAAACCAACAGGTATAGGTCAGCATGGTTTGATCCGTTTGCAACAGTCTGATGCAGGTGGTCAGGTTTATGATTCGGCAGGATCTACTGTCGGTTCGGGTCGTGGGTCGGGTGCTAGTGCTGGACAGAAGTTTGTTGCCAACCTTGACAAGCATTTGAGAGTTAAAACGAAACAGGGTAAATACCGTTCCCGTGTAATGTATCCTGCAACCGAAAAACATTTGCCACTAATTCAGAAAGCAGTTGAGATTTCAATTCGTAAGATTGATGGTGAAGTACAGAAGCGATTGAACGGATAACCCTATGGCAGTTGGCGTAAACATAGTCAGTACATTTGACAGCAAGGGAATCGCAAAAGCAATCAAGGATTTTCAGAAACTTGAGGGCGCAGGAAATAAAGCGACATTCGGTTTGCGTACCTTTGATAAGGGGATGACCAACACGCTTAAGACTGTTGGGAAAGTTGCTGCAGGTGTCGCTGTTGCTGCAGGTGCTATTGGTTTTAAGTTGGCTTCGGCTGCATATGAATCACAGAAAGTTATGGCTCAGACTGAAGCGATTATCAAGGCTACGGGTGGTGCAGCAAATGTGACAGCGACACAGGTGAGCAAACTTTCTGAATCGCTTTCTATGCAGATTGGTGTGGATGATGAGTTAATTCAGAAGTCAGCCAACCTTTTGCTTACTTTTAAGCAGATTCAGAATCAGGTTGGAGAAAACAACAACATCTTTGATCGTGCTGTAATCACGGCACAGGATCTCGGAAATGTTTTTGGTTCGGCTGATGCTGCAGCAATGCAACTTGGCAAGGCATTGAGTGACCCAGTGAAAGGAATCACCGCACTTCGCCGTGCTGGTATCAACTTCACTGAACAGCAGAAGGAACAAATCAAGACGCTAGTTGCATCTGGGGATATGTTAGGTGCTCAGAAGTTGATTCTCGCTGAAGTTGAATCGCAGGTCGGTGGTACTGCTGCAGCAACCGCTACAGGTTTTGACCGTATGAGGGTTGCGATGGGGAATGTCGCTGAGGAGTTCGGTGCGATCCTTATTCCTTACATAGAAAAGTTTGCAGACTTTGTTATCCAGAAGGTCGTGCCATATCTGACGAAACTTGCTTATGTTATTGGCGAAAAAGGATTAGGTTCGGGCATCAAAATGTTGGCAGGTGACTTTGTGAACCTAACAACAAATATGGGTGCGTTCGGAAATATGTTGCTCGTTCTCGCTGCAGCGTTCACAACAATTCGCTTGGTAACCATCGCTGCAACTATTTCACAGAACTTGTTTAATGTGGCACTACTTTCTAACCCTATTGGAATCGTTGTTGCATCAGTTATTGCTCTAACAGTTGCAGCCGTTGCGCTCTATCTGAAGTTTGAGGTCGTTCGTAAGGTGATTAACTCCGTGATCAATTTCATTATTGGTCTCATTGAGAATTGGCTCAACACTTGGATATTCGTAATCAACAGAATAATTGACGGAATCAACCTATTGATCAAGGCTGCAAACTTTTTCGGTGCAGACCTTGAGGAACTAGGTCACATTGGAGAAGTTGAGTTCGGTCGTATTGCTACTGCAGCGAATGGTGCGAGAAAGCAGATCGGATCGGTTGCGGAAGTTGCTGGAGCAATGGCAGAGAAAGAGGGAGGAGTGCAGAAAGTTGTCAAAGCATTGAAGGCTGTTGCCGATACTGCAGGAACAGGAAGTGGAAGTGCAGCGAAAGCGGTTGAGACCGCTGGAGAAAAATTGCAGAAATACATTGATGCGCTTAAGGGGATGAGTTCTGCACAGAAGTCTGCTCGTGATGCAGATAAGTCTTTGATGAAGTCTCGCACGAGTCTTGCTGAAGCAACAACGAAACTTACTGATGCACAGGCATATTTCAATCAGGTAGTTGCTGGTTATGGTGCTAATAGTAAGCAGGCTAAGGATCGCCAGTTGGCTTTGCGTAAGGCTCAGGGTGCTGTTGAGAGGGCTGGTTACGATGTTGAAACATCCGTATTCGCTGTAACTAAAGCAGAAAAAGATTTAGCGGATTTGCGTAAGGATCCAGAAACATCTGCACAAGCAATTCGTGAGGCAGAGATCTCTCTCGCTGAAGCAAAACTAGGTGTGAAGGATGCAACCGAATCACAGGTTGAGGCTACGGATGCTCTTGCTGAAGCAGAACGAATGTTAGATGAGGTTATTAATGGTGCGAAGGAAGGAAGTGACGCATATACAGAAGCATTAGACAAGTTGAATGATGCTAAGAAAGCACAACTAGATGCGACTGATGCGGTAACTGAAGCGATTGAACGCCAGACGGAAGCAGTTGATCGTCTGCGTGAAGCAGAGGAAAAAGCACAAAAAGCCAGAAAAGGTATAAAGCCTGCGGCTGCGGCTGCGGCTGAAGTGTTAGTAAACAAACCTATTTCTGGTGGTATTAGTGGTGGTATTAGTGGAGGAATTGTTGATGATTTATTTAGTTATACGAATGAAGGTGGCACTAATGCTTTCGGTCTAACCGAGGCACAGGTTCAAGCAAATCTTGATGCTATAGATTTCTCAAATATTTTCCCTAGTGGGTTCACGCCGTTTGCTACTGGTGGAATTGTTACTGGACCAACTCGTGCGCTCATCGGTGAGGCTGGACCAGAAGCAGTCATCCCTCTTGATCGTTTGCAGTCAGGCATGACAGTTAATGTCACGATCAATGCTGGTATGGGAACAGATCCAGCGAAACTAGGTGATGAGATCGTAGATGTTTTGACTAGGTATCAGCGCAGAAATGGTGCACTACCACTGAAGGTCGCATGACATGATGACAATGGCATGGGGTGAGGACATCCAAATATTGATGGAGTTAGGGTTTCCAGTTAATCCTTTCACTCTGGATGATGCGGTGCTCGGTGTTCTGGATGAGGATTATCTTGACGGCTCTTTGATTGGTGATGATGTTTCGCAGTATGCGCAAGAGGTCTCTATATCACGAGGTCGCTCTGACCAGTTGCAAAACTTTAACGCAGGAACTTTTAGCGTTCGCCTGTTGAATCGTGACAGAAGGTTTGACCCAATCAATGAAAGTTCCCCATATTGGAACAGCACTCTCGGTGTGTCGGGTGTAGCACCACGCAGAAAAGTGACAGTCATATCCAATGGTGTTGCACTATTTACTGGTCGTATCACCGATATAGATGTTTCCTACGAACCGAACAACCCTAATGCAACTAGCGAGAACAGTTATGTGACTATCACAGCGTCAGATGACTTCGTGCTATTGGCAAACACTTTTACAGAGAACGCTATAACGCCGACACAACAGTTGTCTGGCACACGAGTTTCTACGATTCTTGATTTGCCTGAAGTGAATTATCCTGCGACTAGAGATATTGATGCAGGGTCAGCAACTCTGGGTGGTGGTGCAACATTTGATATTGGTGCGAATAGCAACATCCTTTCCTATCTGCAACAGGTTGCTACTAGCGAACAAGGCTATTTCTTTGTCGCAGCCGATGGGGATCTAACATTCACTGACCGTATCGCAGCCTCGTTCTCTACAGTAAGCGCATATTTCTCTGATGCTGGAACGAACATTCCATATACAAGTCTGTCTGTTATGTATGGTCAAGAGTTCCTGTACAACAAGGTGGTGTGTACCGTTGAGGGTGGAACAGATCAGACAGTTAATGATGTCGCATCGCAAACCGAATATGGAATCTCAACCCTTAACCTTTCAGGCTTGCTGTTAGTGGATGATGCTGCAGCATTGACCCTCGCAACTGATCTGCTGGATAGGTACAAGTTGCCCGAATACAGGTTTGACAAGTTGCAGACGATTTACAATCCGTTGAGTTCTGGGGATCAGGCAACTTTGACGGCTGTTGATTTGGCTGATGTAGTGAGCATCACACGCACCTATCCAACGGGTACGCCTGCGACCGTTACCAAGCAATACAGTATTGAGAACATCCGCCATGTGATCACCCCTAGTTCGCATACTGTTGAATATGGGCTAGCGGTAGCAGATCTGGTCTATCCATTTATTCTGGATGATGCCGTATTCGGTGTAATGGATTCTACAAACGCACTAACATAAGGTGTACACTCGGAGGCATTATGGCAGGCGCAGGCGCAAAACTCTTTACTAGTGGCAGTGTTCTAACAGCAGCACAGGTCAATACATATTTGATGGATCAAGCGGTGATGGTGTTTGCAACAACAGCAGCCCGTGATGCAGCGTTTGGCGGTGCGGGTGAACCAACTCTTGCTGAGGGCATGATTTGTTATATTTCTGATGCAAACAGTTTGCTTTATTACACTGGCACAGCGTGGTCTGCTCTTGGTGAGAATGATCAGTTTGTTCTAAGTTCGCAAGTATTCGGGTAAAGGAAAACTCATGGCAACATTTAGTAAGCAAATCCTTAGTGGTTCAACAGATGGAAAACAGATCAAGGTTGCACAAACTGCCACAGCAGGCACGCTGATTCACACAGGTTCAACAACCACAACAACACTTGATGAAGTTTGGTTGTATGCGGTCAATACTTCTGCTGCTGCCGTCAAACTCACTATTGAATGGGGTGGTGTTGCGTCACCTGACGATCATATTGAATACACTGTTCCTGCAGAAAACGGTTTGTATCTGATCGTTTCAGGCTTGTTGTTGAAAGGCAATGCAACAGCATTGAATGTTCGTGCATTTGCAGCCACAGCCAATGTGATCTGCATTTCTGGTTATGTCAATCGCATAACAGCGTAGGCTTAACAATGCCAAAGTTTGATCGTGCGTTGTTCGGTGGTACTTCGGTTAGTAGTTGGGTTTTAGCACCACGCTCTAGGCGTGCTAGTAGCAATCAAACTAATGATTACTGGAACGCTATTACTGCTGTTGCTGGCGATTATCAATCTATTGCTACAACAACTGTTGGCGCAGGTGGCGTTGCAGAAATAGATTTCACATCCATTCCAAGCACATTCAAGCATCTACAGGTCAGGGCGTTGGTGAGAACTAATCGTGCTT